CACGTGCACTTGAGCCACCATCGGTAGCGTTGTACAAACGTGGTGATTCGATGAAGTAAGCACCTTCGAATGTTCCAATTTCTCCTGCCCAAATTTCAGCATTTGATTGGTATTCGTGAGGTAATCTCCAAGCACCTGAACCAGTTTCGGCACGTAAGTCGTGTGAAACTTCTGGATGTATTGCACACCAGTATAGGGAACCTTTACGAGCAACTGCTTTACCTGCACGTAACTTTGCAATAGCAAGACGAATGTCTGCTGCTTTCAAAGTGTGAGCGCCAGTAACGTTAGTTGTTGCTGTTGCGCGTGTGCCTGATGCGTTGCTTGCGTAGATTACGTTTGTTCCACCGCGAAGTTCTGTTTGAACAATTTCGTCGATAGAATCTGCCATGTTGAACGCAACAATGTTTGCAATTGCTGGGTCAACTTCAGCAAGTGACATCAATTGCAGTTTGCGTGTGGTTAGAACTGCGTTACCGTATTCGTTAAGAGTTACGGTTACAGCAGTTGGTGTACCAATCGCTACTGAATCTGGGTCAACTTGTTCTGATAAAGCAGTTGTTGCCTTGGACATATCATTGTAAATTTGAAATACAATGGATGAACCAGGCATTGATTGACGCGCTGGGCGTTTGTCTGCGACTGAACGTAGTAATGGTTGAGAGCGAAGTGCGAACTCAACTAGACGGTCGTAAGCCTTTTGAACGAGACCTGCACCATTAGATGGTGTAAAGGCTCCTACGTTGTTTGCGCTTGCGTATTGACCGCCACCAAGACCACCGTTAGTTGTTGCAGAGCCCGCAGAGAGCGCGGTATAGTTTTCTGCCATTTCGGTTATTCCTTAGATAGTAGTTAGTTAAATCTCCCCACCTTGTTGGAAAATCATATTTGTGATTTCATCAGCAGATTCTGCATTTTGTAATCTTAAATACAAATCATCCAAACCAGCAGGAGATTGAGCATTAGCAGTAACAGAATCGATTTGTCTGAGTGTAGCCAAATCAGGCTTCACATCATCGGGTGTCTGTACTGTTAAACCAAAGACATCAGCATTCTCCGCAATCCAGTTATCGATTGAATCTGGATTCGCCTCAATTTCTTGAGGAATGAATTTTGCTATCTTTGGACTTACACCCTTACTTTCAAGAACTGATTTGATAACGTTGTGACGTTGTTCAGTCTTAATCGAAGATAGTTGTCCTTCCATTTCGGAAAGCATTTTAGATTTAGTTTTCAACTCCTTACGAAGTTGCTTTAATAAATCGCTATCTGATTGTTGACTTTGATTAATATCATCATCGTCGTCTTCCCATTCTTGATATGTGTTGCTCATCGCAACGCTCCCATTCTATTTGTGTTAGTCGCAAGCCTCATAATAAATCGGGGAAAATACTATGGCTCTTGCTACCAGTCTTGTTACTCTCATAGGGGCTGGTCGGTCCTACTGAGGGTTTATGGGGCTAGAATGAACCAGCCTGTGAACGGCTAAGACTTACCTGTGACATACCAGACTGTCCGCCAAATGTTGCTTTTTCTTTTTCTTGAAGTTTCTTACGACGCTGTGAAGCCAAACCAAAGAACGCTTCTTGCTCAAGTTCTTTAGAAAGATTAGTTGTATCTTCACCATAAATGTTTGCAAGTTTTTCAGTAGTTGGTTGAACTTCAGCAATAGCAGAATATGCTTGCTTGGAAAGAGTACCAATCTGTTCAGTTGACAAACCAGCAGTAGTTAACTGTTTTTCAAGTTGACTAATGTTTTCTTCAGCAACATTAACATTACTTGTTGCAGCACCAGTACGAATGTATGCTTTACGAAGACCTGTTTCTAACTGATTAATACCTTCAGGTCCCTGCATCAAAGCAAGAGCAATTTGTGAACGTTGTTTAGTTGCATCACCAACACCATAGGAGCCCAAGTAATTACTTAACTGTGCTTTCAATTCACCTGGTGCGTTATCAATTTTACTAAACACATTATCAACACGAGCCTTGGCTTCGTCAATAGAAACAGCACCACCAATTAAAGCAGTGTAAGTATTTTGGTTAGCAAGTTCATTAAGATTATATTGGCTAAACAAATCACGATAAGTTTGTTCAGCAGCAAGATATTGACCAGGTGTGTAAGTAGGTAAACCTTTTGCTCTACGACCTTCGTTACCAGCAAAACGTTCTTTGTATGGTTGTGTTTGAGGTAAAAGAAGTGAAACTTCTTCAGCACCATATCCTTCTTGCATAAACCTTTTAATTTCAGGAATAAAAGTAGGTAAGTTAAGATTTGTAAATTCTGTTTCAAGAAGAGCAAAAGCACTACGACGAGTTTCGTCTCTTACTGAAGCATAAGGGTCAGGCAAAGTTGGTGGAACCACTGGAGGAACTACTGGTGGAACTACAGGTGTTGTTGTTGTACCTACGTTTGGAACTTTAAAAGTTGTACCAGAAAACAAAACAGTTTTACCTGATGATTGTCTAGCAGCAAGTGTAGGATTTGCTTTAATAGCAGCATTAACTTGTGCAACTGAGATGCCTAAATCTTTAGCAATCTTAGCAGGTGTGTCGCCTCTTTCAACTGTGACTTTACCTTTGGAATCTACTTTTGCCATTATGCCACCTGAAAATCTGATTTAACTTTATTAATTATTGAAGCCGCTTCTTCACGAGCATTAAGAGTATATGGCCATTCAGGACCACCACGTAATATTTTATTAAAATCAGTAAAATTAGGAAGAGTTGATAAAGCGCTATCAATATATCTATTATCAAGTTTAACTGTTTCAGGATTAATTTCTAAAACGTTAGCCATTCTATTAATATATTGTGAAGCAATATCTTTAACAGTTAAATCTTGGTCAATATATGGAGCAAGATTTTGATATCTAACTTTAGCCGTGTTTTTTATTTTAACCTTAGCCGTTTCTAAAACATTTTTATCTGTCAAAGCACTAACAGCATACCTACGTATTTCAGCATCAGATAAAGCAATGTTATAATCTGAAGCAAGTTTGCGAATAGTACCAAGGTTAGCACCAACAGCACCACCAACATTTTTAACACCAGCAGTATCAATATATCTATCAACAAACTTTGCTGCCAACAATTCACGGTCTTCTTTAGTAACACCAGCAGTTGCTGTTTGAGTAGTTGTTGAACCACTTCTAGTGGTTACTTGTTTAGCAACTTTACTTTTCTCAAGTTTATTTAACTCTTTATAGTATTCTGCAGCATCAACAGGATTAGCAGCAGCACCAGTAGCATCAAGAATAAAAGTATTAAAATCTTTTAACGCTTGTTCTTTAGGAGTAATAGATGGTTGCAAGAAAACACTTGTACCATCACCCATTCCTGATATTTCTTTATTGTATTCAACCTCACTAACAAGCCAAGTAGTGAAAGGTTTTTTTGTTACACTATTAGAAACAGAATAGTTTTGAACAAGTTTATTCCAAGCAGTATTAGCAGAGTCTGCTGTTCTATAATTACTATTAGGATTATACTGTTGAAGTATTGTTAAGATTTCATTCTTAGTTGCTTTGTCGCCCTTAACAAATAAGTCTTGTGCTGCACCTAAAGTATATTCTTTACCTGCAACAGGAATCTTTGCAATGTCATTCAAATCAGTAGGAAGTCTTTTAGTTACAGGTCTACTCATACCACCGCCACCACTTAAAATATTAGTTTCCATTCTACTTCTACTAGGAATCATAGTAGGTTTTGTTCTATTTACTAACAATGTTGCTTCAGGTAAAAACTTATTGTATCTATCTTTTTTATATGTAGACCAAGCAGTGAACCCATCTTCAGTTCCTTGCTTTCTTCTTTTTCTTTCTTCATAAATAGCAAGTGCTGCTTTAGCGTTAGTTAAAGGGTCAAGCAATTCTTCATTAGATTGAATGCCTAACATCTCACGACGAGCAGCACCTAAATCACCAATCATATTGATTTGAAAAATGCCATAAGATAAGTCCCCTGTTTCAGGGGTATTTCTTATCTTGTTAGCATCAAGTGGTTCATTCTCTGCTAAAGCAATAGCAACCATTCTTGGCAAAACTTCTTCAGGAAAACCAACTTCTCTTAAAAGAAAAAGAACTTCATCAAGATTTAATTGTCCTGTTGCTATCGCTTTACTCGGCATTTAAATCTCCAAATTTATCTCTATCAAGAAATCTGTCATACCAAAGACCAAACTTTGGTGAACTATTCTTTAACTCACGAACCTTCTTATCAACTTCATCTTTAACAAACTGATTACTTTGAGCGTCAATATTTTGTGAAGGCATATCTTTAAGATAGTCAACAACTTCTTCCCTGAAAAGCATATACTCTTCAAGTGCTTTAAAGGTAGGGTCAGATTTATACCAGTCTGATTCAGTGAACTTTTTATCACTTAACACAGTATCAATTGCTCTTAAAGTACCTTTATATTTATTTGCTTGAATACCTAAATCATACTCATTGAACCAAATAGGGTTAACAGTTTTTTGTTCTTTAATCCAAGCATCTCTTTCATCCTTAAGGAATCCAGCACCACGAGAATTGTAAGAATCAAAACCGTTCTGTTGCACTTTAATATCAAATGCTTGCATAAACTTATTGTATGCCATCCAGCCTAAATCTATCTTAGCATTCTTGCTTGATTCTTCTAAAGAAATTGTTTCTCTGTAAAAATCTCCACCAGTACCTGGTTTGTTTTTTAACTGAAAGTTATATGCTGCCCTATCAAACGTATTGTTTTCTCTGTCAACACCCCAAGCGTTAGTAATAAGGGTTGTTACATAAGGGTCTTCAGTTTGAATCTTAGCAACAAGGTCACGGTGTTTAACTAATTGTTCAGCAGAAACTGCTGTGGCTTCAGCACCTGTGGTATTCTTTGTTGGGCTAGTAATAATCATTTCATAATAGTCTGGATAGTTTTCATAAAATAAAGCATCTGCTTTTTCTATGCCATACTTTTCTGTGTAAGTTCTGTATATGTCAAAGTATGGTTTGTAATCAAGGCTAAGATTTGGAATAACAGCCATTACTTGGTTTATTCCAAGACGTAACATGAAATGCCAAACTGTTCTGTTTACAATTTCATCAGGTGTTGCTTCATTGATTCTTGTGCCGTCTCTAAACTTTTGATTCTCAACGGCTAAAATTTTATTAGCAGTTGTTAAGAATACACCGTCATCAAGTTTTCTTGTTGCAGAAACACCACGTTTAGTCCATGCTGGAAGTAGCATATCGTAAGATACAAACTCTTTAGATGGACCATATGGAAGAACATATGTGTCAACAAATCTTCTAATTGGTAAATTCTTACCAGTTGTTTCTTCATACTTTGCATCAAGATAAGGGACAGCATTAACTAAGTTAGATGCGCTTACTTGAATAATTGGACCAGCACCAGCGTTCCACCAAGGTTCGCCAGCGAAAGGAATATTTAAACGAGTAACAGGAAAAGATACACTTGCTAAAGCATTGAAGAGTTTAGTGTTTCTCCAAGAGTTAGGTACTTGCATTGTGATTAAAGGCTCACCTGTTTGTGGGTCTTTATCTATAGCCTCTTTGTTCCAATCATCTTCCCATATTAAAGTTGGTCTGATAATTGGTGTAGGATTATTTGCTACTAAGTTGCTGTATACACGTAAAGAGTTTAATTGTGCTTGAATAAATGGGGAAGCAAATGCAACAATTGAAGCAATGTTTGAATATCTATCAATTGTGTACAGTACACGTTTAGTTTCTTTTAATGCTTCACGATGCGCTGCTCTTTCAACACCTTGAATTTCTAATTCAGTTGCTGGTTTACCTGTGCGTTGTGTCTTTAACTGTAAAGCCTTTGCGCCACTATCAATAGTTTTTTCATAAATGTTGCCATAGAAAGGAACACGAGTGAAAGCATCTTCAGGCATGGTACCAAGATATTTAAATAAAGTATCTACAAGTGTGCCGTAAAGTTTTCCAATGTCTTGAAAGTTATCAATACGAAAGTTTGTTTTACCTATTGCTTCACCAGGAATAGGGCTCAGTTTACCTTCTAATTGAAGATTACCTAGGCGTGCTTCAAGTTCGTAAGGTGTAGGTATTTGTTCGTAAGGTTTATTTGCTATATCAAATCTAACACTTTGGTCAGGAAAATAAGTTTGAACTTCGTTCCATCTTGTAGCAATATAGTTATCTATATCGTACTTTGATTTACTTCTTTTTTCTTGTTTGACAGCAAGTTGTTTTTGTTCTTTTTTAGTTAACTTTTTAGTTGTATCAACTACAATTGGTCGTTGAACTTTAGTGTTACGAAACTCTATTTGGGCTTGACGGTCATCAGATAAGAACCATTTTTTAATTTTGTTTAACTGACTTGCTACGTGTCTTTTACCAAGAGTAGTGTCAATTTGTAACATTCTTCTTGTTACTTCTGCTTCACGGAACTGTCTAGCCTGAACATAAAGGGAAGCAAAGTAGTTAGGGTTATCTGGGTTTAATGTTTTCCAGCCGTAAGAAGTATATCTTTCGCTTTGCATTAAAGGGTTACGTATTTCTTTTTTCTGCTTTTGTGCAGCAGATACTAACTTTGGTCCTATTGAACCTAGTGCGCCAGACTTGTAACCTTTAAAAATTAAATCGCCAACAATGATATCTTCTTTACCTTGAGTATATTTGTTAGTTTTGCCACCAAGTTTTTGTTGTGCTTTATTAACAGCAGTTAATACTTCACCATAAAATTCTTGTTGTTTAGTTAGTTGTTCTGTTAAAGGTTGTAGTTCTTTTCTTAACTCTTTAACTTCTGTTTCTAAAACTTTAATACTGTCAAGAGTTTTTTGTTTACGGTTAGCCTTATTGTTAAAAGCAATTATCTTATTTTCTAAATCAATTCTTTCTTGAAGTAGAGCATTATACTTTTTAACATTAATTGCTTTATCGCCTGTTCGTATTTCATAAAGTTCTTCATTGATTTTTTTTACTTTATCAACTACAGGTTTTAATGTTTTTCGTTCTTCACGTAATGTTATTTTAGTATCTATTATTTCAGAAAGTTTACTTTGTGCTGTGTTTAACTTTTTTTCAACGTTAGAGTGTTGTGCTCTAACAATCTCTAAATCACTTTTTTGCCATTTAACAATGGACTTCCAAGAACCTAATGTTGTTTTAGGTGCAGGTAAACCTAACTCTTTGGCTAAAAGAAACTTCTCTACACGATTACCAACAACACCATGATAAAAGTTATTAGCAAAATTCTTAGAACCTTTGGCTAATCCCATACCAATTTCTAAAAGACTATTGTTGTAAAGTGCTGTACGAATTTCACCTTCAATTACGTTACGTTGTGGGTAAGCAAAACGTAGTAATGTTGCTGGTCTCCATACTGCATCAAATGCAAAGTATGTTCCTTGAAGGAAACTTTTTGCTTTGTAAAGCCCAGAAGTAAATGTGGCTAATTCGCTTTTAGCGAACTGTTGATACAGTTTAATATCCAACATTGGCATTGCGTCGCCTAGTTGTGAACTTAGTGTTGGGTCAGTGAATATCCATTCACCATCACTGTATGCGAAAAGTTTTGTACGATAGTGTTCTAAAACACTGTTTCTTCTTTGGTCTAGTTCCCATTTAATTATGTCTGACAAAGTTGTTGCAGGACCTGAACCGTCTGGTTTCTTTATACCTTTAGCAAATACTTCGTTTGCTTCGTCAGGTGTTAGTTTTCTGTCAAGACCAAGTTCTTTGTTGATTGCTTTAACTGCTTGGTTTTCAATCTTGGTAATGATAACAATTCTGTCAGCATCTGTTTGCGCTCTAAGGTATTGGTTAAGTAAGTTTCTTTTAACTTGTGTACCTTTAGCGTTTCTCCAAGGTTGCACTTTGTCCATGAATGCTATTAGTTCATCTGATGAACCTGATGAGCCGATACCTTTGAATGGTATCCAACCTGAAGGTTGTTGTAAACCTGACCAACCTAATACTCTTACAGGGTAATCGAAGGTTGTTGATTTGAAAACTTTGTTAGTCCATTCAAGACCATCAATTTTTTCTGTGAATCTGTCGTTGAGGAATGTTTTAGTTTTTGTTTCAACAATTTTTGCTCGAACGTTTTCAACTAAAGAAGAAGGTGATGGGGTTATTGCCCTGGTTCCAAGGAATGGTGATTCAATGATGTTATCTTGTACACGGTTAAGTACGCTTCTTAAACTAGCGTTACGTGTTTTAACATCTTTAAGAATGTCGTCGTATTTTAAACCTAGTTCTTTGTCTTGTAAAAGCATTTTGTTAACGTCACCGTCATAACGTAAATCTGCTAATGCTTGTATACCAAACTTTGTTTTATCTTTTGAACTTTTAAATGCTGGTTTTGAAACTCTGTCAATAATATCACTGATTGATGCTGCTTCTTTTTCTAAAAACTTTAATGCAGTAGGGTCACCAAACATTGCTTTCATAGTGTTTTCAGCAATTGGTCTGGCTTTGATACCATAGTTTTCTACGTTGATATCACCAAAGATTCCAGCAACAGCGTCAGGGTTAGATGACCTTTGTGCAAATGGGTGTTTTAATATTCCTGTTGCATCTGTGTTTAAAGCAAAGTCAATGAATGCTGAAGCACCTTTAGTTGATGTTGCTTTTGCAATATCTTCAACATCACCTACTTTTACTTTAGGTGTAAGGTATTTACCTTTAGCAAGTAGTCCTGCTTCGGCACCAACAACGAATGGGTCAGCATACCATGAGACCATGAAGTCTGATGCACCTGTTGAAAATTTTCCTATTAGTTCTTCATCAAATGCTTTACGGCGTTGTTCTTCGTTATAGATATCAAAGTCTCTACGTCCACCTGTTGGAACATTGAAACCTAAATCTTCTGCAACATTTAATGCTTGTCTTGGTAGATTAAATGGTGCAATATCTGATGCACCGAATAGTGCTTGTGATGGGGAAATTTTTTGTGCAGGTCCACGATATGTTTCTGCAATGTCAGATATTTGAAACCCATCTTTGTATGCAGGGTTATCTTTATCTGTAAGAAGTGCTGCTGTTGATAGACCAGCACCTGCGGCTTGTGAGACTTGAGCCATTTTGTTTAATACGCTGCGTCTTCTTGTACCTTCTGGTGCTGCGTATTCTAAAGTTTCACCAAGTAATGCTTTGCCTGTTTCAATTCTTTTATCGATTTGTTGGGCAACTTCGGCTGGGGTATTAAAGTTTCTTTCAATAAAGTCAGTGAAGTCGTTAAGCAAACTCATTGAAAGGAATCTTCTTTCGTTAAAATATCTATAATGTTTTTGTGGTCGTCAGGTGTTAAACCATCTGCGTGTGATAATCCCCATGCAAGACCTGCGTTATCGTAACCGAATGCGTCAAGATAGTTTGAAAAGTTTAATGCCCAATTTGATACTTCACCAGCCATTATAAACTCCGTAAATATTTTACAAAGTTATTTAACGTTATTGGTGCGCCTTCTTGGTTTGCTGCATATTCAATCATTGGTAAGTATTGTGTTAATCTTTGTAAGTCTTGTTTACGTGGACTGTCAGGTCTGCCTGATGCAATGTTTAAACCAACTTCTGTTGGTCCTGGTCCTTCACCGAAAGGCATTCCAACTTCTGGTGCTTCGTTTGGTCTTTCAGTTGGTGCTGTGATTGGTGTTAGTTGTGAAAAGATTGATGGTTTAGTTTGTTGTGGTGTGGCTTGTTTAACTTTACCTGCCATAGGAGCAGCCTGTTGTTGTTCTAAATTTGCTTTACCTTCACCATATTTTCCACCAGCATAGTAACGCATTGCTTGTTTGGAAGGGTTTTGGTCTGTTCTTTTAGATTGATTGCCAACACCTGATACAACTTCTTTAGCCATTTATTGTCCTAGTTGTGAAAGTAGTTCTTGTAATCCTGCTGGTGCTTGTTGTGGTTGAGGGGCCTCTGAGGCGGCTTGACCAGGAGCAGGAGGGACGGCTTGCTCAACTGGCGCCATTGGAGGTACCTCAGAGGCAACTTGTGGGGTAGGTGCTGGAGCAGGAGCAGGCGCAAATACTTCGCTTACTGCTGTTTCTATTGCAGTACCTTTTTGGCGTGCTTTAATAACTGCAGCCATCTTCATTGCTAACTCTGAAGGGTCTTGACCCTGTGCTGTCATTTGAGGTATTGCTTGAGCAAGTTGAGACATTGCTGTGTTTAAGTTATCGCGCATACGTTGAACATCTATTTGTTGTTGTTCACCTGTTACGTTCATTGACCAAGGTAGTTCGCGCATAACAAAATCTCTTGATACTAGGTCTGCACCTAATGCTTGTAGTGAGAATATTAGGGCACGAGATGGGTCAAGTCCTGACATTAAACCGTAACGTACTTGGATACCGTAGTCACCGTTAATATCTTTACGTGAATCATAATCTATTTCAAACTTTGCACCACCAGATGTGGCTGAAATCTTCTTAGTACCAGGGAATAATCTTTCATCCATCTTGAAACACAGTTGCATGATGTCTTCAAATGTGTCTGAAAGGATTTGTTGCCCTGTTTTTACTTGTGTATCAAATGCACCAAGTAATGCTTGTACACCTTGACCTGTAATAACAGATGCATCAATGTTTCCTGAGCGTCCTTCAGGGTATCTTGCACCCATTCGCATTTCTTGTTGCAATAGTGCTGCTTCAGTGAACGCAGCAGGTGGAACCTCTAAGCCTACACGGCGAATGTTCTGCGGCTGAGCAGTTCTAAGTATTGCATCAGGTCCAAAAGCGAACTCTTGGACATCATTTGGTACGGCAAGTGGTGCGTTGATTGATTTCTCTGCAGCATCCATTGCCAATTGAGCAAAACGTGCGCGTGCGATTTGTACCCATAGTACATCATCGAATTGTCCGCGTGGTTCGTCATCAATTCCTGGTCTTCTTGCAATACGCACCATGACTTCACCCATTGGGTTGTCACTTTTTGCTAAAACAAGGTTACCTCTGTTAGGTAAATATAATAAGATTACGTCTTTGTCTTCATAACGAATCATTTCTAGTTCAGAATATAGGTCAATTTCGTCTATTCTGTATCCGTTAAGGATTTGTGATTCGTATTCTGGGAATTCTGCTAGCAGTTCTGCTATAACTTTTCTGTAACGTTTAGTGTATGAGACTACTCTGCCGTATCTGTCGTACTCTGGGTATGAACCTAAAGGGTTTTCCACACGAATACGTGGCATGTTGGCTTCTTGGTCTGCTTCAACAACGATTGGAAGGAAACCGTAGGTGCCGTACCAGTCTGCACCTTGATACATTTGTGTTTGTAGGCGTGAGAATTGTACATAGTTGTTTGCAATAAGTGTTTTTGTGTCAGCAAATTTTTTGGCACGGTCAGTTATGTTGGCTGATGTGCAGTTAAATGATGGTAAAGGTGCT